ATTTGCCGGGATTATTGGCTTTTGTGTCTTGAATATAGCCGGAAGTATATTTTTCCGGTTCGTAATCAGGATCAATCTGTCTCGCTATATCTTCAATCTGGTTGCGATAATATCTTGCGAAATCTGCTCTTGTGCCCATTTTAACACTCATCTCATCTTTTATCAATGAGTTCTGGACAATGTGCCCGTATTCGTGTGTTATTATATATTTGCAAAGAGTTTCGTCGTCGTTACCACACGGCATGCACCACCCGTCGGACAGGTCCTTTCTCATTAGTTTCAGGTATGTGTCTTTGTTACTGAAGCTATCTCTGCCGAACTTGAGTATTGTTGTTGTAGAGCTTTGTGTCTGAACGGTTGTTGCTCCGCCTCTTCCCTTTTTTACTTCAACCGCGATACTTCCTTTCTGGACAACACCAAATTTGTCTTCCAGTTCTCTTAATTGAGCGATGGAACTCGTTTGTAATTCCTTGTCAACCTGTGAGAGCCATTTCCTATCTACCGAACTAAACCCGATGTCCTTAAGCTGTTCAGCTGTATCTTTCTTTTCTTTTGACTCGGCCATTTTTGTTTTTACTTTTTCTACCAGTTCCTGCGGTGTTATGAATTCATCATCTTCCCACTTCTTCGTCCAGACATTTTGCTTCATTCCTGGGTGTTTGCCGCCGTCGATATATTCAACCACACAGTCGCAATTTGCATGCCTTCTGTACACATCCTTCGGGACATTCGGATACTCGTAGGTGCCGGCCACAGCCTGGCACCACTCGCAGGTCTCTCCATTGGCCGTGCGTCTGATCTTCGGAGAAAGACCGCTCTTTCCCTGAAATTCAACATTTTTTTCAAGAGTCTGGTCTACAACATTCTTTGAGAATGACTTAACCGGCTCATTCAGGAGCCAGCTGACCTCTTCAAATGGCTGTGAGGACACTCGATCGATGATGCCCTGTGCTCTGTCTTCGTCGAAATCTGCTGCCAGCGGCTTAATCCCGATACCTGCTGCCCTGTTTGCGGATCTTTGTGCCTGGACTGCTGCCGCCGAGGTTAATTCATATTCCGCCTGAAGCATCGGGCGGACCACTTTGTCAGCTATATTGTAATACATCATCCCATCAGGGAGTATTTCAGGTGTGATATTCACTCCGAATGACTTGGACAGAGCTTCCCCGACCTGAATAGCGTAGCCATAAGCCTCTTCATAGCTCTTTACGCCGTTTGCAATCTCATCTCTGAGCTCTGCGGTCTCTGCTTCAAAGCTCTGTTGTACTTTTTCAAGTAATTCCGGTGCTATATCTGTCATACATTACATCCCTAAAAGATCGTGCATCTTATCCTCATCGAGGTAACCTGGCTTAGCCTGGTTTAATTTCAAAATCGCATCGCCTAAAGCTCCAAGCTGGGAAGCATCTGGCTCAAAGATCGGATCCCATGCTGCTTGTGTAAGATACAGTTGCTCGCGCTGATAAGGGTAGTCATCTCTCAAGCATGCTGCCAGGTATCCGGCATTAAGGAATGAGGAACCGAAACACTTCTGTGCTTTGCGGGCCATCAATCTCATGCATTCATGCTCTGCCTTGATTGCATCTGAGCTTGTCGGGTTTGCTGTGTTGATTATCATGTCGGACATTGCAAGGCCGGTCTCTCTGCAGAACTCTCCGGCAAGCATTGTCAGCTGTTCGTTGAATGGTGTCGGGGATCCTGCCTGGAACTGTCCGAGTGTAGGCTTGTCTCCCTCATCGTCTTTTGTAAAGGTGAGCATCGATGATGCGCTTGCCTTCCACTTGTCCATCGGCTCGGAATCTTCCGCAAGTCCTGTGACGTACTTCTGCGGAATCGAATAATACTCTGCGGATATCTCCGACCTCTTAAGTGTTCTTGCGGCCATATCAGAAAGTTCCATTGCTTTTCTGGATATCCTGGAATGTCCGAAAGGTCTCTTTGCATCGGGCTTATAGATAACCGGAGCAAGGAGCGGATAAGGTGCCGGATTCGGTACTCTTAAAATCTCTTCGCCGTGGTCATAATAAATCGTCTCGTCTACTGTAAAATACGCATCGCGCGTCACTTCTTTGAGGTCATTTCTTTCGAGTACCGCATAACCTTCCTGAAGGAGACCTGTGAACTCATCGATGATGCCTGTCGCGTTCGCTCCGTCCACTACCTGAAGCCTCGGGATATCTGCTCCGCTTGGAGATACCACGATAAAGCAGCATGAAGATATCAGGGCCGAAAGAATCGCAGAGTCATACAGTACATCGGGATTATTCATGTTGAATATCCCTGCGAGGTCAAAATTATCGTTTCTCCATCCGGCAAACTGTAATCTGTCGGCCAGAGTATCGACCGCCTTTGAGCACCAGCCGTTGATATATCTTAAGGTCATGAGGTCTTCGGGTGTCGAGATACCGAAATCTCTTGCTCTATGCTTCTGCTCGTAATACTCATACCTAAGCTCCACTCTGGGGCGCTTATCGTTCAGTTTTTTCTTGAGGTATTCAATTCCTTTCAGTTCTGCCATATCTTATCCCTTTATCTTTTCGAGAATGCTCTGAAGCTTCTCGGCCTTATCATCTCCCGATCCTTCCGGTGGGAACAGTTTATAATATTCTCTTGCTGTGAGCAGGAGCTTGTCTTCCTCCATCATGATGTCCTTCCGCAGGTTCTCGATGATCCTGACTAGCGGAGCGGTCTTCTCTGTGCCTGCTGCCGACTCGCAAGTCATATCTCCCGGTCCTTTGATCTCCGGAGAGAGCAGTTCGTAGTCGGCCACATATCCGGCATACCTTTTTATCTCATCATCGAATTCCGGGAGATAAGTACCTAAATTTTTCATCTTTTCGGTGGTGTTTCGTGTCCAAAACGTGACTAAAACGTCTCGCTCCAATGTGGGGTCCGTTTCGGGGTTGTAATCCGCATCCTTACTGCGTTTCTTGATTAAATTTCTCCTGATCTGCGCTTTTGTCATAATAATAAAGAATTTCCTCTTTCAAAAAAAATATTCTCGCGCGCGAGGTGTGTTTTTTTGTACAGTGACGGCGTGGACTCCGTAGCAGCTACCCGGCGGGTCTCTCTCCCCCGGTCTTTCAACTCTGTCAATCAGAGGCTTTATAATTTGCCCAATCAAAGCTCAAAGGAAGATCCCTGTTGTTCAGCTTCTTTGTCGGTTCATCTTTGACTGACTGAATGATCTTGTCACTCTTCTGTCTGTTACAGCAAAGATGAGCAAGCTGCAGGTTTTCAATCGCTGAAGGATCTCCACCTCGATCAATCGGAATAATATGATCAATGCAAGCACTCATTGGATCAGGATACTTAAGCTTCTTGTTTACAGGCTTTCCACATATTCCACAAACGTCTTGCGATAATAATATCTTCTTCTTGTTCTTCTCGAAGGATGACCGCTGGGGTCCTTCGTGATCGGGTCTCTTCTGCCTCATGGTGGTATCATTCAAGGGGTGGGGTACTTTTCTTTTGTGCCGCTGCCACTCCTATGCTTCTCCTTTACTGCATGCCTCCCTGCTGCCCTCGTGCTTATCCCCGGAGGTATGACCGGGACGGTAATGCCGGAGGGTACCCGGTCTTTTCCGGAGGGGAGGGTATTAAGTATATGGGGAGGTATTCAGGGCATAATAAAGCCCCGGGGTGTTTTGGCATCCCGGGGTATATCATTTCCCTCTACCACAATAACACATAAGTTACTGTCATTTACTGTCAACTTTATAAATCTCCTCAGCCACCCTCATCCCTTTTCGGAAGCATCGCCAGGCGGTACTCTCGGAGCATGGTATCTGGTGAGCTATCTCATCCATACGCTTTCTCTTCTCTCCGGTGAGATAGTACGCTGTAATAACTCTGCGATACTCGGAGCATCTGATCTGTGATATGATCTGCTCTGCTGTGCGGATGTCTCGAGCGAGACTTTCACGACGCTTGATAAGCTCTTCCTGGAGCTCTACTGCCTCGATTGCCACCTCTTCCACAAGAGAGCCGGTCTTATTCGTGTGTACGATCACGGGCTGGGGGAGAATAGACTTTGCTCCTGCTCTGGTCTCAATCTTCTCGATCCGTTCTGTCAGCTCTTTTATCTCCCTTCGCTCAGATCTTATGTTTTCAAACAATTCCCTTGCGGACATACAATATCCTCCCTACAGATAATTTTTGCGGAATCTTTTCATGAATTCCTCATGTGAATAGCGTTTCTCGAACTCCCTTTGTCCTATTTCGTGAAGCTTGTCGGCGTAATCGTTCAGATCAGGCCTGTGCACAGCTTCTTTCTGTCCGTTTATGTCTCCCTCATGATGAGCCTTGCACAGGTAAACTTTTAAGCCGTAATGCTCGGCTATCTTTCTGTCCGGGCCTCCGAAGATGTGGTGCTCTTCCAGATATGTTCTCTGCGACCAGTCCCCGAGAAGCCTCGAACAGATATAGCAGGTTCTTTCGTCCTTGTTGTGTAATATGGACTTACTCATGCTCCGTTCTGCCACCATCCTCATCGGGCGGAAGTAGGTCCACCGTCTCCCCGTCTGAATACTCGACTACTGTCTCGCGGGTCTCTACGGCTATCTTCTTTCCGGATGATGCCGTGTACATGCTGGCTGTTGTGATGCCATCAAAATTGATTGATATCTTCTTGATTCTGCCCCTTGCAATAAGCTCTACAAATGGGACAAGTGCTTCAGCTGTCTTTTTCGACTTCTTAGCGATTATCAGGTTAAGTGATGCCTTGCCCGTCGATACGAGGTACTGTACCTCTCTCTCGGCCTTGGCTCCCTCGCAATCACATTCGAGAGTCGCCTGGTTGTTCAGGTCCTCTTCGGTCATGCTTTCGCTTTCCATGACCATTCTTGAATTACCACAAAACTTGCAATATCCGATGTTTTTCATGTTCCCCTCCTAAAATGTTGACTTGTTGATAAGTGTTATAGTGTCTCGGAGCATATCGTTGACCTTATTCCAGTTTTCTTTTGTGGTCTCCATGCCGGTGATAATGCCCTCGATCAGCTGAAGCTTTCCGATAACCTGCTTCTGGAATGATGTCAGCTCCTTCTCTTCCGGTTGCGCCGGCGCAATTTCCTCTTTCACGCCTGCTGCCTCTGAAGCTTCCTCTGGTTCATCGCCTGCTGCCGTGGTCTCTTCTTCGACTGCTGCCTCTTCAGGAAGAGGATCTTCCGGTGATACATGAGTTATTTCAGGTTCTTCTCCGTCCGGGAACGGCAATTCGTCCGCTTTTGGTGCTTCTTCTTCCGCTTTTTCGGGTTTTTGTTCCGCTTTTTGCGGTTTTTTGTCCGTTTTTTGCGGTTTTTTGTCCGTTTTGGGCTTCGCTTTTTCAGATACGGTCACTGCCGAGGTCTTCTTTTCTTCCTTCTGCGGAGCGTGGCCAAAGGTTTCTCTGTAATCCTTCTCCGGATCCGGTGTATCATCAGGATACTTGATCATATAATCCAGTTCGTCAAAAATCTGA